TCCAGAGGGCCGGTGCAGCGAACTGCTGGACGGGCACACTTGGGAGCGTTGCCGCAGACGCTCGCCGGCTGGTGAAGCACATTCAGGAGTTCAGGGGCATGCCGAAGTTTCCGCACCCGGCCGATCACATCCTCCAGGGCGAGCGCGAGCTGCGAGGCGCCGCACCGGATGAAGCCATGATCCTCACCGAAGACGACGCCGCCGACGTTGCCGAAGAAACGGCCAAGGCGGCACAGATCGGAGACGGGCGGGTGTTTCCGGAGCCGGAAACGGCCGGGCCGCCGGTGGCGGTCCGTCTCCTCGAGCAGGCCACCGCTGCCGTCAAGGATCGGCACGTCGTCTACGGGCCTCCCACCGCTCATTTCGCTCGCACCGTCGGCATGGTCAACAGCCTGTTCGCCGACGTGCTCCGGCGTCCGCTGACCACGTCCGACTGGGCCCGGATCATGCTCCTCGACAAGCTCGCCCGCGATCTCGGGCCGAAGCCGCATCCCGACAACGCTGTCGACATCGCCGGGTATGCCGCCTGTCTCGCCGAGTGCAACGCGTCCGCACCCCCTGCGGCCGGCGCCACGTGAGGCGTAGCGTGATAGGAGGCGACGCATGATCTCACGGCCGACGCACTGGAGAGCCGGTCCGCATGGCCGGGAATCGGTGGCTGCCGCCGGAGAGGTGGTGTCGCTTGAGCGACTGCTGACGGCGGGCGAGAAGTCAGGCCGGATTACCTCCCGGCCGGAGCGGACCGACCGAGAGATCGAGTTCATCGCGTTCCGGCTCGGGTGGACGGTGGCGGAGGTTCGCAAAGCTATCGCACAAGGACGCACGGAGATCATCAATGGCTGACCTGACGCCGGAACAGAAGCTCACCACCGCCGTCATGGCGTTCATTGCCGACGCCCGCCTGAAAGCGCAAGGCGGGCTGACCGTGGCCGAGTTCGGATCGCTCGTAGTGGAGTTGATCCGCCTGGCGGTGACGGGCCTCGAGGAGATCCCGGCCGACGGCCCGGCCAAGAAGGCGTGGGCGTTGACGATCGTCGGGACGCTCTTCGACGCCGTGGCGGGATTCGCAGTCCCGATCTACCTCCAGCCGGTGTGGCTGATCGCCCGGCCGGCGGTTCGCGCTCTCGTGCTCGCCGCCGCGTCGGGGGCGCTGGAACAGATCCTCTCGATGACCCGATCGCCGGCCGCCCCGGCCCCGGAGAAGCCAGCATGACCACCGCCCTGATCCTCGCCGCCGCCGCGGTGGCCTACCTTCTGTGGAGCCGACCGGCCGCCCTTGCGGGGTTGCCGCCGTTGTCGCCGCTGCCAGCGCCGATGCTGCCCCCGATCGCTCCCGTGGCTGCCGGCGGATTCGCGGCGGCTGTGTGGTCGGCAATGCCGTGGGCGATCGTCACCGTCCTCGCGTGGCACGCTCTCAACGACAAGCCAGCCCCTGCCCCATCCCCCGTCCCCGCTCCTGTCGTCGGCCTCGATCTCCGCGGCCGATTCGTCGGCCCCGACGCCGCGACCGACGCCGCCACGACGGCCGCCCTGCTCGAGGAATTGGCCGGGCAGATCGAATGGGACGGTCAGCAGACCGAGCCGCGCCTCCGCACCGGGGCCGCGTTCGACGATCTACGCCGCGCCGCCCGCGAGCTGCGGTGCCGTGGCGTTTCGCTCGGTGCTCGGCAGCCAGCCGTCAGGGACTCGATCAAAGCCTTCCTCGACGCCGAGGCCGGCACCGAAGGCGGGCCGGTCGATGCTGCCGCCCGTGCGAAGTGGGTGAAGGCATACCGGGCCGTCTCCCAGGCCGCGGCGGAGGCGACACGATGACGCTGGCGGCACCGTTCCCGTACTTTGGCGGCAAGCGGCGCGCGGCTCCGTTTGTTTGGCCGTTGCTCGGTGATCCTTCTGGGTACGTCGAGCCGTTCGCTGGATCGGCCGCGGTTCTGCTCGCGCGTCCCGCATTTGACGGCCGAAGGACAGAGACGATCAACGACGCCGACGGGTGGCTCGTCAACGCGTGGCGGTCCCTCCAACTGTCGCCAGACGCTGTCGCGTCCCATGCATTCGGCCCTGTGGCAGAGATCGACTACCACGCACGCCTGGCGTGGCTCCAGTCCCGCCGCGGCCCGGACCTCGTCAGTTGGCTTGAAGGCGATCCGGAAGCCCACGACCCGAAAGCGGCCGGCTGGTGGCTCTATGTCACGGCCTGCGGGATTGGTGACGCATTCGGCAAGGGACCGTGGAGAGTTATCGACGGACACCTTCGTAAGTTGCCGCACCTCGGGGACGCCGGGAAAGGCGTGAACCGTGAGTTGCCGCACCTCGGGGACGCCGGGCAAGGCCAGCTTGCCGCCTATTTTGGGTCGCTTCGTGATCGCCTGAAGCGCGTCCGCATAACGTGCGGCGACTGGAAGCGTGTTGTAAGTCCGTCGGTAGTGCGTGCCGGATGTGGCGGGGATGGATCACGTGCGATTTTTCTCGATCCACCCTATGCCACGAGCGGCGACCTCTACCCGGAGGCAACGGCGGGTATCTCTGCTGCTGTCCGTGATTGGTGCGAGTCAGCCGATCCGAAACTGAAGATCGTCCTGTGCGGTTATGACGACGAGCACGACGCCATGCTTTCGCGTGGGTGGACGGTGCGACAAGGAAAGGCCGGAGGTGGTGCTGGCTATTCAAAGAACTCCGCCAACGGTCGCCGGGAGCGGCTGTGGTGCTCTCCTGCGTGCCTGTCCGACGAGGCTGATGGATTGTTTCGTAAGACCTCGTTGGAGGCCACAGCATGACCGCACGCCAACGCACCGCCTGGACCTGGTCCGCGATCGGCTTCGTCGTGTTCGCCGCGATCCTCGGCGCGCTCGTCGAGCGAGCCACGCATCGGATCGCCGGGAAGGTGGAGTCCCGCTTCGGCTGGAAAGCCGACATCGTCGGCGCTGACGAGTTCGTTTCCGCGATGGGTCGGGAGGGCGTGTTCGCCTCTGCGGCCCCGGACGCGATGGCTGTGCCGATCGGCCAGGACGTTTTCCTGTGGCGCGCCGCCGACAAGGCCAGCCGGAAGAGATACGGAAAGCCGTTCGCCGTCAGCAATCAGGCGTCCGTGGGTTCGTGCGTCGCGCATGGAGCCCAGCACGCAGTTTTCCTGGCAGAGGCAACCGCATGGGATGCAGGACTCCGCGCCGAAGTTCCCCTCCGTCCATCCACGCCGTCGATCTATGGAGGTTCCCGCGTAGAGGCCAGGGGCAGGCCAGGAGACGGGCGGCAGCCTTACGGAGGCTTCTCGGACGGAAGCACGGGGTTCCATGCAGCGAAGTGGGTCAGGGATTGGGGCATCGTCTATCAGCAGCCCTATCCCGCTTTCGGCTTCGACTTGACGGATGGCCAGCACCTTGAGCGTGACTGGGGCGCGTACGGCAACGGCGGGAAGAACGACGACGGGAAGTTCGACGCCGAAGCGAAGAAGCACCCAATACAGAAGGTGGCCCGCGTCTCGACATGGGACGAACTGGTCAAGGCGTTGTCTTCTGGGTTGCCGGTGACGATCGCATCGAACGTCGGATTTCAGGCAAGCGCCAGGGATGCTGATGGATTCATCCGCCGCAATTCGACCTGGCCGCACCAAATGGCCATCGGTGGTCTGAGGTGGGCGAAGAACGCACCGCCGGAGACGAAGAACCCGCGCGACGGGGTCTTGGTTCTCAATTCGTGGGGAGGAATGTGGCCTCCACAGGGAGGAGGGAAGTTCCCGCCCGACCAGCCCGATGGCACGTTCTGGATCGTCCGAGAGGACGCCGAGGAAGTTCTGGCCGCTGGTGATTCGTGGGCCTACTCCACGACCGCCAACTGGGAGCCGGTGCCGATCGACAACGGCCAGTGGTTCGAGCCCGCTCCTGCGCCGGCGGGAGCGTCGGAGCCCGCTGAACTTAGCAGCGAAACCGCTCCCGATGCTTCAGGAAAATCGTCTGTTTTCCTGAAAGCACCGCAGCCCGCCCGACTGATCGCTGACGTTTTCTCCCTCGCTCCCTGAGGCCGCCAATCATGCTGATCGACCGTCGCACCGTCGCCATCGTCCTCGTCGCCCTGGCCGTCGGCTGGTGGCTCGGAAGCTCCCCCGCGTCACCGATCAACCCGACGCCCCAGCGGCCGGTCCTCGCCGCCGTGGGCCGGCTGGCTCGAGTTGCCGCCCGGCTCGGGCTGTGGGCCGCGCTCGCCGCCGAGCCTGCACCGCCGCAGGCCGACAGCCGGCAGCTCGTCCACGCGCCGGCGGTCGATGCCGACGGGCATCGTGTCGTGAATCACGGGGAGGGCTGGTGATGACCATCTACCGCTCGATCCTCGCCCTCCTCGCCAGCCTCTCCGCCGACCCGGCTGAGATCGACCGCGAGCCGCCACGCGCCGCCGCGGCCGTCGCCGCCGCCTATGCGAGCCTCGCGCCGGAGACGGCACCGACGCCGGAACCGCCCCCGGCACCGGCGAAGTGTGCATGCGGTGGGAAATGCGTAAACGGACAGTATCGGCCCGATGGGAAGATCGTCATGTCCTGCGAAAAGAACTGCCCGTGTGGGTGCCGCAAAAGCTCCGACCCCGGCCGCTGACCGCCAATGCCCGCGGGCTGGCGTCGCGCCGGGGTCGGGGTCTTTCACGTCTTCCGCGGCCGCCCCATACCCGGAGTCGCCACGATCTTGGCGATATCCCGCCGGTGGACGAATACGGTGCCGTCGATCTCGACGCTCGGGACGGTGCCGTCCTTCACCATCCGGTACGCCAGGGCGCGGCTTACGCCGGCGAGCGTGGCCGCGGTGGAGGGCCGGACGTAGTCGGTGGTGTTGATGCGGGGTGTCACTCTTGGTCGTTTCCGTTGTCATGCCCGCAGCAAGCACAACGGCCGCATTCACACGGGCCGCGGGTGGCGTCTACGGCGTCGATGGCAGGGCTGTCGCATTCGACGCACGCCGGGCAGTAGGCCGAGCCGTCGATCCAATACCAGTCGCCTTCGGCTATAGCGGCGGCAATGGCGTCGATGGCAACCGCTGTTGTCCATGCGTCGTCGGCGCTTTCGATGTCGTGCCCGTCGATTGAAGCGTAGCTGGGCTGCATCTCGACGAGCCACGCGGCAGCAGCATCGATGGTGTCGACAGTCGCGGTGCCTTTGGTGCTGGTGATCTTCATCGTGTCGTTCCTTTTCCTTGGGGTGTGACCCGCCCGGCGAAGTGCCGGGCGGGT